TAAAAGATCCATTAAAGCAGTTTGTATCTACTTGGAGCTTTGGTACTGTTCCAGGTGTTAATCTACCTAAAAATCTAGAATTACGCTGCTTAACTTATGGTTTTCCAACATTAACAGGTGATACAACTGAAGTTACTTGGGCTGGTTTCAAACGTGTATATGCAGGTAAACAAACTCGTCAAGGTACTTGGACTGTAAAGTTTGTTGAAGTTTGGGATGTTAAAGTATTAGATGCATTTAAACAATGGGTTAACCGGTATCATGATTATATCAATGGTAAAATTAGATTGCATGATCAATATTGGACAGATGTAAATATTTCATTGTTAAATCCAGATGTATACGATGAAGTTCAAATAACTAAAGGTTATGATTTGAAACTTTATGATGTATATCCAACTGAAATAAATACAGGTCAGATTGATGCAAGTTCTTCTGATCCTATTGAAATGGATGTAACATTTAATTACAATTTCTTCTTGATGGGTGATGAAATAGATAAAGTTGCCGGTCAATAATAAAATAGTCTTTTATATGTAATTATTACCCTGACTATTGTTGGGGTAATTTTTTTGACTATTAATATAAAAAATCCTTTAGTTCTATTATATAAAGTATACTTATTAAATTATTATTAAAGGTAATTATCCATGGAAAAAATAGTTTCTCCAATCACAGGTAAATCGAAATATTTACTTATCGAAAACTGTGAATTTGTTTCTGAAGTAAAAGTTTCAAATGAACTAAAAGAATCTTTAAAATTATCTGCAGGTAAAAACGGTACTTTAATTGTTAAAAATTTACCAGGTACTATATTAAATCGTGAAAATCAAAATGGTCGTATTTATTCAACTGCAGTATTAGCACAAGCAATTCGTGAAGCTAAACCATTATTTGAAACAAAACAATTATTAAGTCAAGCTTGTGAACATCCAGAAGGTTCATTTGTATCACCAACAACTGCTTCTCATGTTGTTACAAATGCATATATTAAAAAGAATGTAAATGTAGTTGTTGATGGTGAGCGTGGTACTTATGATATGTTATTCATGGATATTGAAGTATTAAATACAGATGAAGGTAAAAACTTGCGTGCATTATTAGAAGCAGAATGTTCAGTGGGTACTTCAATTCGTGGTGTTGGTGATATGGAAGGTAAATATGTTAAAAATTATGAATTCTTAGGTATTGACTTTGTAGGTAATCCAAGTTCATCAACATTTACTCGTATGCCTGTGTCTGAATCAGTACAAGTAGAAATGAAAGATCCTCGTCAATTACAAGAAACATTTACTGTAACTACATCTTCTACTAATGTTACACGTGACTTGGAACAAGCTGCTTTATTGCAACAACAATTAGAAGCAATTGGTTATGGTACAGTAGTTAAAACTTCTACTAAATTAGACCAAGAAACAGATCCTAAAACTGGTGCACAAACTTCTATTACAACATTAGAAGCAGAAACTTCGGATGATGTATCTGATTTAGATCAAGCTTTACAAATGGCTAAAAATGCTATGTTAAATGGTACAGTTAATGTAGATAGCATTACAATTGAAAATATTCCAGAAGAAGGTGAAACAAAAGAATCTACCGAAGCAGTAGAATATGTTCCTGAAAAAACTACATTAAAAGAAAAACCAGTAACAGAAGCTAAAAAAGAAGATGAAGAAGATCCTAACTTAGGTAAAAAATTTGTCTTACATACAGATCGTGGTTTTGTAACATTTGATAAAAATGCTATTGACTTTACACAAAATCCAGAAGATGCATTACATTTCACAGAAGGTAAAGAAGAAAGTGGAATGGTATCTATGTCTAAAGTTACAGAAATTTTAGATGCTATGGGTATATTTGAAGTAGAAAAGTATTTCCAAAAAGGTGATATTAATTTAGGTAGTAATAAACAAGAACCTGAAGAAGTGGAACCAGAAACTTCAATTGAAGAACCTACAGAAGAATGTACTGGAAATCAAATAACTGAAGAAAATGGTAGTAATACTAAATATATGGCACAAGTTGCAATAAATGGTCAAAATGGTAATACAACTGAATCTATTGCTGTATCTTCTACTGATTTAGAAAGTGCTAAAAATGAAATTGCTAATTTGTGGGAAATGAAAAATAAATCAATAGAAGGTCAAGGTACAGTTAATATTATATTAATTGATACAACAACTGGAGAACAATTACATTATAATCCAGAATCTCAACTATTAGAAAGTGGTGAAGATAAGAAACCTGAAACAGTAAAACCACAAGATACTGAAGAAGAAATGGTATATTGTGATGGATGTGATAAATTATTTCCAGTAAGTATTATGCAAGGCGAAAATAATGATGATAAATTATATTGCCCAGATTGTTGGGATGCTAGATTAGATCCAGGTCCATTACCAGATACTTATGAAGAAGATGCTAATTTTGAAGATCCAGTAATTTGTTCTTGGTGTAAAGGAATGTGTGAAAAATCAGATTGTAAGCGTGAAAAAGATTTAGGTTGGTTATGTGATCAATGTCAACGCAGTTTGATTTCACAAGGTGTTCCATTAGAGATGCTAGAAGAATCTTTAACTGAAGAAGATAATGTTGAAGTCAAAGATGATAAAGTAATTACTAAGATTGATGATGATACAACTTTAGAAAAAGAATTTGATTCTCCACTTCAAGCACAAGTTGCAACAGCTGCTGTAGCACAAGGTAAAGCAGATCCTAAAGTATTAGTACCAGAAGATACTCAAACTGAAAAATTATATAGTAAGCCTTCTGAACCTTCTGATGGATATGAAAAAGAACCTTTAAAAGATGCAGAAGAAAATATCTTAGTTACTTTAAAAGATATTGATTGGGATATTGAAAAAATTTTAGCTGATTTGGATCAGGGTGAAGATGCAGAAGAGGTTATTAGTGCATTACCAGATCCTTGGACAATTCGGTTAAATAGTGTTGAATTAAATAGTGATGATATTAAAAGTGAAATTTTAAAAGCAGCAAATGAGCAAGCACCTTGGGCAATTAAAAATGCTACGATAGATAAAGTTGAAGATGCTGATTTAGGTGGTATATATTATAGTGCAGACAGTGAAAATAAAGTAAATGATCAAGCAGCAAAAGATTTGGTTGCACAAATTAGTGATGTAGTATATACAGAGCTTGAAGGTGATACCAGTGAGCAAGCTGAATTAATTCGTAATGTTATGAATCAATTACTCAATTGGTATGATGCAGTTGGAGTTACTGATCAACAATTTGCAACTGCTCTCATGTATGTATTAAATGGATTAAATTTAAATCCAGAATATAAAGAAATATACGAAAGAGTTGAACAGATTGCTGATAATGCACCAAACGCAGTATTTCCACCTGCACTTACACAATATGAAAAAGACAGTTCTAATTAAATAGCAAAAGAATACTAATTTATTTCATGAAATAAAGTATAAAAATACTAGAATATAAGGAAAAATAAAATGACTAAAGCAGAAGCGATCGCAAAGATCAAAGAAAGCATGAAAGAAAACGTTTTGAACGTTACTAATGCAGAACAAACTGTTGCTAATATCGAAGGCAAAGTTGTTGATGATGTAAAACCAGCTGAAGGTATGCCAAACTCCGAACTACCAACACAAAAAGATGTTGAAAAAGTAGTTGCAGATGCAGAACCAATATTAGTTCCTGCTGATGAAGATGGTGTTTCTAAGAATGGCGGTGAAAAAGATGTTATCGATAATGATAAAATCGAAGCAGAACGCAAGAAAGAAGATAATGCAATGAAAGATGTTATCAATGTTGCAGATCGTAAAGTTGAAGAAAACACCGAAGTCCAAGCTGAATTGTTGAAACAATTGGAAGAAGCAACAGCACGGGAAGAAGGCTATAAAGCAAAATTAGCTGAAATGAAACAATTATGTGAAGAAGCATTGAAAGTACAATGTGATGATTTGACAAAAGCTCATGCTCAAGAAATGGAAGCTTTCTTTGAAGCTATCATTGCTAAAGGTGAAGCATTTGAAAAAGAATTGACTGAATCTGCTGCAAAGAATGAAAAAGCATACAAAGCTGCAAAGAAATTGTATGAATCTTCTTTGAAAATGAACAAAATGTTGTTAGAAGCAGTTAAGAAATCACAACCAGCACGCAACATGACTCGTTACATGACACCTGCAAAAAGAGCTTTAGCTACTTTGAAATAACTTTATATAATAAAATTGAATTGTACGGAATTTAATTTTATTTAAATACAAATACTTAATTTAATATAAGTATAGAAATCCCTTTAATCCGTACATTAAAGGGATTCTTATTTTAATAATAATGAAAAAAATTTGTAAATTTTGTGGAAAAGAATATAATTGGGAAAAAAATCAATTAAATTGGACTAAGAATGGCCCAGGTATTGCAAATGGTAATATTAGATCAGATTTATTTTGTTGTTATGAATGTGGTAAAAAAGATAGATTAAAAAAATCCGAACAAACCAAATTAAAACGATATGGTGATAAAAATTATAATAATAAAACAAAAAATATAGAAACCTGTTTAAAAAAGTATGGAGTAAAATATATAACACAAACAGAAAATTTTAAAGAAAAATCTAAAGAAACTTGTTTGAGAAAGTATGGAACTAAGCATAGCTTTCAATCAGAAAATAATAAAATAAAAAGCAAAGCTACTAAAAAATTAAAATATAATAATGAAAATTATAACAATCAAGAAAAAATTAAATTAACAAATTTAGATAAATATGGGGTAGAAAATATTTTTCAATGTGAAGCAATTAAAGATAAAATAAAGCAGATAAATTTTAATAAATTTGGTTGTATTAATCCAATGCAAAATAAAGAAATTCAACAAAAATCAAGCAAAAGAAAAAAAGAACTTAAAACATTTAGTAAATCAAAAGAAGAAGATTTAATTTTTACATTACTTTCTCAAAAATTTTCTAATGTAGAACGCCAATATTCTTCTGAAAAATATCCATTTGCTTGTGATTTTTATATTCCAGAATTAGATCTTTATATTGAATATCAAGGATACTGGACACATGGTAAATACAAACGGCAGATATTAAGAGCTTTTAATTCAACTAATATTTTACATCAAAATATTTTAACAGAATGGAAAATACGAGCAAAAACTTCAAAAATTTACAAATCAGCTATAAATGTTTGGACAAACACAGATCCCTTAAAAAGACAAATAGCAAAACAAAATAATTTAAATTGGATAGAATTTTTTGATATAAAAGAAGTTAAGATTTGGCTTTCTGATAATTAATTCTTTTTTATAGTTCTATTATACGAGGGATTTGGTATGGCAACAGAATCTGATTACAGAAAAGAAAAGAAACAATATCGTAAACAATATCAAAGATTTAAACAAACAAAAGATTGTTCTTATCTAGACCCACATCAAGAAAGAAAAAAGAAAAAGAAACAAGTTAAATTAAATTTTAAAGATAAAAAAACAGATGTAACTTTAAAAATCGATTTAACTACTTTTTTACTTACTCTTAAGCATTTAATACAAACTAAGCAAATTACTAAAAAACAATTAATTCAGTTAATTGAAAAGGTAACTTGTGAAAAAGATAGAATAATTTTTGAAGATGCTCGATTTAGTGGAAATTATACATTACCTGATGATGCAGATAAGAGAGAATGTAGAGAATATTGGTTATATTTAATGAGAAATAATCAATTAATCTGTGATATTTGTGGTAATTTAATAACTGCTATAAAAGGTACTTGGGGACTTACTTTTGATCATATTTTCCCTAAATCGCTCGGTGGAAAAACAGAAGGTGCAAATGCTTCTCCTGCACATCAAATATGTAATGGTATTAAAACTAATCATACACCGGAAGAATGGGAAAAGATTGGATTATCTGTTTTAAAAGCACATCATATACAAGTAAATTTAAATAATACTTTATATACTTATAAGCAGATTAGAAGTTATAGATAAGAATTGTATGCTTGTTTTAATTTAGATCCATAATATTCTACTTGACCTGGACCATTATATATTGAAGCAAAAGTATTGAAATCTTTATTTTGTAATGCTTTATACATTTTATTATTTGATTTAATAAAATTGCACATTGCTAGTAATTGATTTCTTTCTGATTCATACATAGCATTAACAAATTCTTTAACAGATTTATAACCG